TTTATATCCGTTTGCTTCTGCGTGCGTATGCCGCACCTTGTCATCAAGCATGGTTATCCATGTTTTGTATTTATATCCCTGCTTAACCATTCTGGTGTATTCTCGGTAGTTGCCAATGGTATTCGCTTCATTCGCCGCAATATTCATGGCACGCTCAACAGATGTAAAGTAGGGCGTATCCTTATTTTCAACTGTTGTTCGGATAATATCTTCTGTGATTTTCTCCGAATATTCTTTTATGTATGCTGGTGGTTCTCTGACCTTTAGAAACTCCAACGCCACCTTTTCGTATTCTGCGGAAAGACTTTGTAGGAAATTATCTTCGTCCTCTCCAGATTCCAAGAAAGCATAAAAAAAAGAAATAAAAATCGGCTCAAGTTCTTTTGCCAACTCAAGCCGTTCTTTCTTTTCTTCGTCAGATATTTCCATTTCGCCAAAATAGGTTTCATATACAATTTTCTCTGTATGCAATTCGTCATTCGGGATTCTTGACATGAAACCACCTCTTTATTCTTCTGCAACTGTTTGGGATTGTTTTGCAATCTCCGCTGTCTTTCGTTCCTGTTCTTCCTTTTCTTCCGCTGTCTGCCACAAAGCATCCATATACGGCTTAGAAAGAAGGAAAGTTTTTTCGGAATCTCCCCACAAGCCAACAGTCTTAACTGCGATAAGGGGGTGTATTCCTGCCTGTAACAACTGATAGAGCGTCTGCGATTTTGTATACATATTGTCCTGCGGACTATGATTTATCTGCACATCAAAATCCCTTGTAGTAATTCCTAAGTCCTCATGCTTAATACGGATGATATTCAGCACTACCTTTGCAAGGCGTTTCTCTGCCGCTTTTACAATGGGGTCTTTCAGCTTCGCTCTCGTCTTTGAGAAATCCCAACCGTTACGAAGCTGCACCGCCCCTTGCGTATCTCCGCCAGAGTTATTGTTGTTTTTATTCGGAATGGCGAGAATGGAAAGGGCGTTGTCCCATAGGTCATCCTTTGCAACCTGTGATTCGGTCTGGTTCAACTCCTGTGTCATAATATCGACATCGGCTTTGTTTTCGCCGTTGTTCGACTTAACAACCAATGCACCCAGCATTTTCATTTCTCCAAATTCTTCCGAATCGATATCACAGTTTACAAATTTTATCCACGATTGCACAAACTGTTCAATGGAATCCATGCGGTTCGACTGCATATTGTTAATGGAATCCAGAATGTCAATGACAAGTTCAATATCAGATAACCGCTCATGGTTATTAGGGTATTCCACAATCGGTATACCGCCAAAAGCATGAAGTCTCCAATCTGTAACGGAAGAATCATGTACTTCACAGGAATGTGTCTCCGTAAAGCACCTCTTATACATTTTTCCGTTCCTATCCTTCGATTCCTGCACCGCCAAAATCGGTTCTTCTGTGTTTGCGTTATAAATTACAAATGTGTTCAGCGGAGTGGGGGATACAATGCGAAATTTAATATCTCCGTCCGAAAACTGCACAGCTTTAAACGATGTACCTGTTGCTGATTGCCATTCTCCAGACTTAATATCCTTTGACTGTTTATCAACATCCACCATGTAATCATTCAGAATGTCTACAGCTTTGTTTATCCGCTCATCATCCTTGCGGCTAACAAATTGCACGGGTTCGCCGTATGTTTGCCCGACCTTAAACTGTACAATTTCATATGCGTGGTTTTCAACAACCTTATTCACGATATCGTCTCTGACAACCTTTTTGCGGTAACGTATCGGCTGGTCTCCCTTGT